ACAAGGTCTGGCTTTCCCCGGTGGCTGGGAAGCCCGAAGCAGTCGCGGCTTCCACGATGTTCCCAGAGCCGCCGCCGCCACTATGTCCAGTCGGCCCAGTCACGGTCGACGCGGCGCCAGTCGGTCCCGTGATCGATTGCCCCGCGGCTCCGGTTGGTCCTGTAACAACGCTCGCGGCGCCTGTGGCACCAGTCGGCCCGACGCCAGTCGGGCCGGTGGGGCCGACAGACGTCGACGCCGCTCCCGTCGGACCCGTAACGCTCGGACCGGTGGCGCCCGTGGCACCCGCCGGCCCGGTGACGTTGCTTGCAGCACCTGTAGGCCCGACAGGTATCGAAAAGCTTAAGAGGTAGTTGCCGGGCGACACGTTCACAAGGCCGGCAGCCGCCGGCGACGCGTTATCGACACTGCCGATCGCCAGCTGCGGCGTAACGCCGACAGGCCCTGTCGATCCAGTGACGCCAGTCGGCCCAGCCGGCAACACCAGCGACAACACCTGAGCCCCCGCTGCACCGGCAAGCGACGCCGATGCGATTGAGCCGACGCTCACGCTCCCAACCGATAGAGTTGTCGGAGATCCCGTCGGGCCTGTCGCCCCGATTCCAGTTGGTCCGGTGACGCTCGCGCCAGTGGCCCCCGTCGGCCCCGTGACATTGCTTGCGGCACCCGTCGGCCCGGTGACGCTCGCCCCGGTAGCGCCGACGCTCCCGGTGGCGCCTGTTGAGCCCGCGCCGGTTGGCCCTGTGGCTCCGGCCCCAGTGGCTCCAGTCGGCCCCTGCTGACCGCTCTGCAGCAGCAGGCCGCTGCCCCACGAGTTGTTTGCCTTCGGCCCGTAGAGCCTGCCAGCGTTGAAGTCGATGAAGAAGTCACCGGTGCGGCCGAGGCCGGCAGAGGGGCCTGTCGATCCGCTGTATATGAACCGGCCGTCAACGCCGGCAGCACCCGTAGGCCCTGTGGTGCCTGCCAGTGGTGCCCACGACGAGCCGTCCCACGTCAGCACCTGGCCGCCGGTCGGGCCGGTGGCCGCCACAGCGCGGCCCTGCAGCTGCGTCGCGTTGCCACTCGTCGGTGACTGGATGCTGAAGAATGGCATTAGGGCACCAGCTGCGTGTGAATCTTGCGGATCTTCTGCTGGCGGTCTGCCCACACCCACGCGTTGCCGCTGAAAGGTGCGAACACCTCATAGGCAGTGCCGTCTGCGTCGATCACCCGGTCACCCTTCTTCGGCACGGCCGACAGGTAGTCGGTCGAGATGAAGAAGTCGCGACTCTCAATGCGAGTGAGCGAGCCAGCCTGGTCCATAGCCTCGTGACGCGTCATCCCGACCATCGCCGGCACAGACAGCGGCACGAGCGAGCCAAGCCCCTTGTACTCCACCTTCACGGAGAGGTGCTTATCGGCCTGCTGCCGGAAATACGCTGCGCCCTGCGAGATGAGATCCTGCATGACTGCGTGTTACCGTGAGAAAGCCGAACTCCAAATAGAGCCACCGAGGCCGTGCGGCCGGCACGATTGCCAAGCCGCACGGCCCTAAGCCGCCCGAGGGCGAAACATCAGGCACCTGGAGCGAGCAGCACGTTCACCGTGTTGTCGGTGGTCGCCGGCTTCGCAGCCACGTAGCCCATCGCGGTGCCGGTGGCACCGGTGACGGCCTGGCCGTTGAAGAGCGAAACCTTGCTGCCCTGGGCGTAATCGGTCCCGGCGCCGGTCGGCTTCGGGATAGAGAAACTGCCCTCGACGTTCAGATTCCCGAGCTCGTTCGCAACGATCGGCCGCGAGGCCACGCCGACGATTGAGCCGACCACCACCGCTTCGCCCGCGGCAACGCCCGTGGTGGGCGTGTAGCGGATCTTCTCGCCTTCGTACTCGTAAGCCACTGGATCACCTCGTTTCTGGGAAATGGAGACTGTTTCGGTCGTCATGCCGGCCGGCGGCGCTTGGGCACGCCGCCGACCGGCCACGGTTTGTCACGCTCAAGACGTTGCCATCCGGTAGCATCCGTTCTTCTCGGCCTTCGCCACGCCCCACGACCAGTGGCCGCGGACCATGATGCCGAGCGTGTTGAAGTCTGCGTCGGCAGACTCCACCGTCGGCTGCCGGTTCCCGTTGAGGAATGCGACCTCCATCGCAGGGATCGCCCGAGGATCTGCCGCGAGCCACCAGCTGGTGGCACTCGACAGGTAGCTTGAGCTCACGACGCGATACCGGCCGGCGAGCACGTTCGCGTTGCCGCGGACCGTGTCGGAGCCGGTGATCAGCAGGCTCGAGGACATGACCTCGGAGGCTGCGATCTCGAGCTCGGCGGGCACCAGCAGCACGCTGGGCGGAACGCCGAGCGGGTTGCCATCCGGATTCTTCAGCTTCCGGAAGCCGGTCGCAGCCGTCCGCAGGGACGTCAGCGAGAAGGCGTTGCCGGCAGCCGCGGTTTCCTTCGCGAAGTAGGTGGCGTTCGACGCCTCAAACTCCGTCCAGAAAGCCTTGTTGAGGCCGATCGCCGCACCGTAGCCGAGCCGCGAGCTCACCTGGGTGAGGGCACCCAGGTCGTCGTTCACGAGGTCGACCATCGAGATGCTCGACAGCCGGCCGTACAGCTTCGCCTTGATGGTGCGGCTTTCCTCGCCGGCATCCGCACTGCGGAGCTCGCCGTCGTTGGCCACTTCCTCAAATTCGAAGCCGCCCGTCAGACGCACGCCCGTGACCGACTTGTAGTCCGACACGTTGCGAGTGCTGGCGATCGCATCCCAGTTCTGCTCGACGGCAGTGAAACCGTCGAGGAGGAACTTGCCGTAGGTCGCCGAGAGGATCGTCCCGATGTTGTTCGTCGCAAACGCGGCACGCAGCACCTGACGGCAGTTGCTCTCGGAGATCCGGTGGCCGGCTTCCGCGTACCCGTTGGCACGGGCTGCGGCGAGCACCACCTGCGACAGCGTCGCCTCGCCCCGACGGGCGTGGGCGGCCTCGAGGACGCGCTCGTCATACTTCTTCTCGACGTCGGTCAGGCCGCCGGCCATGCAAAGGGCGGCCTCCACCACCTTCGCGTCGTTGGCGGGCTTCGCCACGACGTGAATCGCCGGGGCAGCCGGGCGGGAGGCCCGGATGTCGGCGAGGAGCTCCGCCTTGAGCTCAGCCATCAGAGTCTTCTTCATTTCGTCCACGGACACCTCCGGCTTTTCGGCCGTTACGGTCACGTTCTCGTTGCCCACGGCGACGCTCGCCGTGCCTTCCGCGACGACCGGCTGGTCGACGTCGGGCGTTTCGTTGGCGTGGTCCGCCATGAGCACATCCTCTGTCGCTTCCGCAGCGATTGCGGCCGATGTACTGGCATCGGCTCCAAACAGAACTACGCTTACCTCTCTCAGAGTGCTTGCACGCACCACGGAGATCGGGCCGGTGAACTCCCGGCCGTTTACGGTGACCATCTCGCCAGGGGCGACGTTTTCGATGCGATTAACGTCCGCGCCGATGCTGGCCTGGAACTTCCAGCCGCGTTTCGCGTACCCAAGCACCTTGTCGACCAGCGGGCCGTCGCCGATGACGTCGCCTGCGACGACCAGGTCCTGCCCGGAGTTGTCTTTCCGGTCCGCCTGGCCGATGGCCGCCTCGAGCGAGTAGTCGTGCCCGTACATGACGGCCACGTTGCCGCTTGTGTCCATGCCAGCCAGATCGACCACGAGCGGGTTGCGGCTCCACGACTGCCGGATCGCCCGGCCGGTGTAGCCGACGAGCTCAAACCGCGGCATGCCGCCGGCACTGGTGCCGTCGGCGGCAACGCCGGGCGTCGATACGGAGAATTGTGCGTCAGTTGTGATTCGCTTCATAGGAATTCAATCAACTCCTCGATGTCGTCGTCGTCCCAGTCGAAGTCCCACATACGTGCTCCTCCGCTGCGTCTTGAAGCTCGTTCACTTGTCGCTCGAGCTTGGCGAGTCGCGCGGCCGCAGCCGCTGCGTTGGGATCAGCGTCGCCGCCGTAATTCACCTCTGGGGTCATGTCGACAAAGAGCCCAAGCTCCTTGCACAGCGCCACTTCTTCGGCACGCTGCGTGAGCTCCTGTCTCCAGTCACGACCGAGTCGCTGGTATTCCGACGCCAGCGTCGTCGTGTTTGTCCGAAGCCGCGTCTCCATCGCGTCGGCTTCCTTCTTCGGGTCGACATGCTCAAAGCCGTCCCACGTCCACTGCCAAGTCCATTCGGCCATCGGCGGCAGGCCGTCAGGGATCAGTCCCGGCACAAGTGCAGCCTCGTCGAGCCACTTGCCGACGAGAGGGTCGAGCATCACCCGCTCGAGGTCCACACGCTCGCACTGCAGGTGTTTGCGGTACACGAGGTAGTCGCCACGCATGCTTGAGTAGTTTGCGGCCGAGCTATCCATCGCGGCGACGATGTACGGCATGTTTAGCGTGCGTGCGATCTCATTGATCAACCGCTTGGTGAACTCGCTGTAGGTCGAGGTCGGTTGCTCAGGCTTCATCTGCACGGCATCCCAACCGTCAGGGATGCTCGTGGCCATGCCACGCATCAGCGGCATGGTTTCCCACGCCGGCTGGGCCGTGGCGATCCCGTCTGCCGGGAGGTTTGTCTTGATGATCGCGGCGAAGTCCGCAGCCGTCTCGGCGGCCGTCACCACGGCGAGCGTGTAACGCCGCAGCATGGCAAAGAGCTCAAGGGCCGGCACAACCTCGCCGACGCCGCGGTGCTGGCCTGGGCGGAACGCGTGGAACCAGTGCAGGACGTTGTCGGCCGGATACCACTGCCCGTCGCCAACCCAGCCCGACAGCGTCGCGCCGGGGTGATGCTTGAGCACGTAGTATTCGCTGACGTTGCCATCTTCGTCGAACCGTAGCCCGTCAACGCTTGCCGCGTAGAGCTCCGGCACCGGGCTCGTCACCTGGTCGGCCTCAATGAGCTTCACGTCCAGCTGCACGCCGCGGAGCCGTCGGTTGGTCGTCTCAACGGCAAACACCTCGCCGTCGGTTACCTTCGCGAGCTTCGCCAGCCGCAGCTTGCGGGCCATGTCGATCGACAGGAACCACTCAAACACAGCATCCTCGACGCGGCGGACGCTCGCAGCATCCGCGTCGGGTCCGCAGTCAAGCTGCAGTCGCGGCCCGGTGCCGATGAGGTCCGACGCCAGCGTGCTGGCCATGCCGGCGAGATATGCGTTGTTGTCGCGTTCGTAGCGAGCACGGGCTCGCATCCGCCGGCGCACCTCCGGAGCGAGGGCGGCGTCGGCGGAATAGTAATCCGCCATCGACCAATGGTTGCGGTTGTGCTCGGTGGTCTGAGCAGCGTCATACCGAGCCCGCACCAGTTTGCTGATGACAGCCTTTTGCTCGGCCACCGTCTGCTTGAGGGTGGGGCGAGCCCGCGTCGGCTTGGCTGCGGCACGTTTGGCCATCAGCTGCTGGCCCCCGGTGAGGTGATCACTGCCCGTCGCATCATTGCGAACGGGCTGCCGGCCGCGATCGCGTTACGCTGCTGGATCACGAACTTCGCAGCCTCAAGCTGCTTGTCGAGATCGTGCTGCCAGACTTCTCCGGCGTCGGTGCGTGCACGCTGCGGCTGCGCGAGATTCGCGGCGAGAGCGTCAACAACGTCGTCGGCGGCTGCCATTAGCACCTCTGATAAGCGGAACCACCCGCTATCACTGAGTGTACCATTGTTCAGTCGTTAACCTTCGAGCAACTCAGCCGGAATCATGGCTCGGATGCGCTCTGCGAGGGCACGCTCGTCTGGCGTTGGCTCGCCGTGCTTGAGCAGCGACCGGCATGCTTGGTCGATGTCCCACAGCGTTGACTTTGCCGAGCGACCTTGGATCGCGGCGTCGAACTCAGGATGCTCTTCGGGCAGTGAAAACGTGAGCGTGGCTTTTGGCATGTTGCGACTCAAGAAAGAAATGCCGCCCGGCGGGCGGCCTGCGTGATAGGGGCACGCTGCCATCCCGCCGGGCGACGCTGGTCACCGGTAGCGAATTACGGCGAACCATTTTCGAGCGGTTGGCGAGTAAGCGACGCCTTCGTCGACGATCACCTTCTTGCCGAAGAAACAGCAGTTGCGTCGTGCACTCTCAGCTGTTGAGCCGCAACCGATGCCCTCTGTCTGGCCGCACTGGCTGTGCACCAGCGTTCCGCGGCGGGCGAGCGCCAGGGCGTGGTCCTGGGCGGACGAGATCGTGACGCGTCGAGCGTAGACGTTCGTGTCGGCCACGGCGGACGACGACAGCGTGAGCAGCAGGAGCAGAGCAAGAAAACGCATGTGGTGATGCCTTTCTGAAAAGTGGAAAACCGACCTCCCAGCAGAGTGCCACGCGACTCCCGCGGCCCAAATAGCGGACTACCTGCCCATCTTCTCAAGCAGGGCGGCCCGACGGGCAGCGAGATCCTCGCGAGTGATCACCTTCCGCGGTGCGGCTGCCTTCGATTCAGCACCGACGGCCGAGATGCCGGAGAACGACGCCGCCACGGCGGCGCCAACGACGCAGTCGAGCAAATGGTTGTCGCGGCCCGGGATGAGCTTCCACTCGTCGCACGCCCGCATCTTCGACTCCACACGCACCGGCACCTCGCTCGCGAGGTGGTCCGCGAGCATGTCGTGGCTGCCCTCGTGAAGCGTCAGTGCCTGCGGATCTCCGACCGGCAGCTTCAGCCTGGCCATAAGGAACGTCTTCCACGCGTTTGTGTCATACAGCACGTGCCTTTGCTTGCCGATCGTGCTCGTCCGCCAGTTGGCCCCGATCCTCTCGCCGCGGTCAGGGGCTTTGTCGCTGATCGTCTGGCCGGAGGCCCCCACGAACCGGCCGTGCGTCGGCAGCACGCGCGGGCCGTAGCTTGAGCGGCGTGCGAAATCGCGGATCACGCCCTGCGTCTGCGCCCAATTGGCGTCGATGAACATTTGCCCGACGCGGAGCACAGCGTCATCGTTCTCACGGGCAAACTCTCGGCCGAGGATCTCGGCGGCCACGGCCTCGAGGCCGGCGTGGATGGCGGCCTCGACGTTGTTGCCGTGGGCACGGGACAGCGTTTTCTTGGCGTCGCGGAGCGAGAAGTAGCCGCGGCCCTGGTCGGGGTAGGTGCCATAGCTCACGACGTGGCCGCGGAACTGGTGGCCCCACGCCACGACGGCCCAGTAGAGGAGCTCCTTCTGCACGTCAACAAAGCAGGTGAGCGTGTCCAGACCGCGGGGCACCAGCCACCGCGGCACGTGGATTGCCCGGCCGCGGACCTCCTCAGCTGAGATGCCGGCCGACGCGGCCTCGTCCCTTATCGGCTCTTGCTGGAACTCGCTCGCGAACACGCTCGCCCCGTCATCGAGGTAGGCGTTGTACGCGTGCTGGATCGCGCTGTGTTCTCTTTCTGGGTCGAAGCACGCTGCCCATGAGACTTGGCATCCTTCGTCCATCGCTGCCCTGTTTGCGAGGTAGAAGTCGTTGGCCTCGCGGTGGGCACGTGCCTGGTCGCCGACGATGTCTTTTGCGAACGTCCTCCGGAGCGTCGCGTACTGCTCGAGCCACATGTCTTCGTGCCGAGTTGCCCAGTGACGCACCATCGGGATGCGCTCGCCCTGCCACGCCGGGTGTTTGCCTGAGTCGAGCAGCTGGTCGACCATGTCGCCATGCTCGATCACCGTGGCGTTGACGACGCAGGCCATGCTGGTCGTGTGGCCGGAGAGCTTCATCACGCTCTTCAGCAGGATCTCCATGCGGGCCTGGCACTGCACCGGGCTGCGGGCACTGTCGCGAGTCTGCGGGTCGTCCACGATGCAGACGTCGGGACGCAGCTGCCGGCCGTCTGGAGTCTTCCAGCGGAGCCCAAGGATCGATCCGGTGAGCCCGCGGCTCATGATGATCGCACCGCTCGACGGCGAGCCGTCGATGGTCGGGAGCACCAATGTGTCTTTCTTCCACTGGATGTGCGTTCGCTTGCCGGCGTGCGTCTGCGAGTTGCACCGCTGGGCTTTGCCCTCCAGGGCACGCACGGCGTGGCACACTTCTGGGAAGTCTTCGTAGAGCAGGTCGTTGTCGCTCAACTCCGTGCGGATGGAGTTGATCGCTTTCGCGGCGAGGTCGCTCTCGGCCGCGAAGATCGCGCCGAATGAGCGGTGCCCGTAGAGCACGGCCCAGAGAAGTGCGAGCTCACTGATCGTGCTCTTGGCGAAGCCGCGGTAAACCGCGTTGACGAACCGGCCGCCACGCGTCGAACAGTCCTCAATCCGACCGATCACGCGTTTGTGATCGTCGCTGAACGCCGACAGTCCGGTGCTGTAGGGGAAGTAGGTGGTAAGAAAAAGTAGCAAGCTTTTCCCACACGAATCGCGGCGTGTACGGTCGTGCACCGGCGGGATTTCGCCGATGTCGGACCCCTTCCGCGTGCGTTCGCGGGACCGCTCTAGGGCAGCCAGACGTGCCTTTTCGGCACCTTGACGCTGCTGGCCGGGCGGCGTTTGGGCCGCGGTTTTCTTGGTTTTTGGGTTCATGGGAGGGAGGAGTCGACGCAGAGGGGGA